CGAAAAGCTTGCATTGCAGGCTGCGGAAGTCGCATTGTCCGCCCGCGAGTCTGACCTACAGCGGCTGCTCGCGGTCCTACAGGCAGTGCAGGGCAATCAGGGGGCGAGTGGTGCGGCATAGCTACGTGCAAGACCCGACGAGCGGCGAGCTGGTGCCGAAGGGCGAATACCGGCGCGCGGCGTATCAGGGCGTCATGATTGCGCCCGACATCGCGCCCTTCGAGATGCCCGGCGAGCCTGGGCACTGGATCACGGGCCGCGCCCAGCGCCGCGAGCTGATGCGCAGCCGCGGGCTGGAAGAAGTCGGCAACGAAAAACCGAAATGGATGCGCGAGAGGGAATATGAACGGCGACACCGCTGAAGCATTCGACGCCGGCCCAGATCTGGGCGGCAACGACCTCCGCGCCGAACTGGAACAGGCCATGAACGCCGCGCCGGACCCGTCAGGGCCACCGGACGGCGAGCAGGGCACCACGCAGCCCAACGACGGCAGCAGCGGACCGGAGACGGCCACCGATGCGCCTGAGGGCGAGGGCGACGCTCCGCCTGCATCGTGGACGAAGGAAGCGAAACAGGAATGGGCCTACCTCTCACCGACCGCGCGGGCAGAAATCCAGCGGCGCGAGCGGGAAGTCCAGACCGCATTGTCCCAGACATCCGACGCCCGGAAACTGGGCGACGCGCTCAACCCCTACATCGAGCAGATGAAGGCGGCGGGTGTGGCGCCGGCGGAATACGTGGGGAACTTGCTCAGCTGGAATGCCGCCTTGCGCGTGCAACCAGCGCAGGCCATCGCCGCGCTTTCGCAGCAGTTCATCGGAGACGCGGCCAGCGCCCGGCAGGTGGTCAAGGCCCTTGCGGAGCGCTTCGGCCTGGATGAATGGGACATGGGCAGCTCGAGCGAGCGGGGCGACCCGCAGGCATCGCAGCAGATCGTGAGTCTCGAACACCGCCTCCGGCAGCAGGAGCTGGCCGCCGCTCAACGTGAGTGGGCGGACTTCACCGCGGCGAAGAGTGGCGACGGGAAACCGGCGCACCCCTATGCCGACGAGTGCAAGGCGGAGATGGCGGATGCCATTCGGGCGAATCCAAACCTCTCGTATGCGGAAGCGTACGAGCGGGCGAAGTGGATCAACCCGGGCGTGCGGCAGCGCATTCTCGACGCGGAGGCGCAAGGGCGCGCCGCGGCAGCGAAGGCGCAGGCCGGCAAGGCCGGTCGCATGAACCTCCCGCGAGGGAGGGGCGGCGACGGGGCGCCGGTGTCGAGGGACGATCTGAGGGCGGACCTGCGCGAGCAACTTGCGCGTAACGGGCTGCGTGTTTCGGAGTAATCATCAATGGCATCGCCGAATCTGACGGAAATCATCACGACCACGTTGCGCAACCGAAGCAAGCGCATCGCGGACAACGTGAGCAACAGCAACGCGCTTCTGATGCGCCTCAACGAACGCGGCAAGGTCCGCCCGGCTGACGGTGGTCGAACCATCGTGCAGGAGCTCGACTACGCCGAGAACGCCACGTTCCTGTACTACACGGGATACGAGGCGTGGAACATCAACCCGAGCGACGTAATCAGCGCCGCGGAATTCGATTGGAAACAGGCTGTGGTGGTGGTCTCCATCTCCGGCCTCGAGGGCGACGTGCAGAACAGCGGCCCCAGCGCCGTGCTCAATCTGCTCGAGGCCCGCATCCAGAACGCCGAGCGCACGATGAAAAACAAGCTCAGCGAGGGCGTGTACTCGGACGGCACCGGCACGGGCGGCAAGCAGATTACCGGTCTGCAAGCCATCGTCGCGGACGCGAACACGACCGGGCAGACGGGCGTCGGCATCGTGGGCGGCATCAACGCCACCACCTATGGGTTCTGGGCGAACCAGGTGTACGACTGCTCCAGCTCGGGCGGCGCGGCCACGGCCAGCAATATCCAGGGCTACATGCAAAAGCTGTGGTTGCAGTGCACACGCGGCAACGACAAGCCGGATCTGATCGTGTTCGATGACGACTATTTCCAGTTCTACTGGTCGGGTCTCACCGCGAACCAGCGCTTCACCTCGCCGGGCGAGGGCCGTGCGGGCTTCGACACCCTCAAGTTCGCGTCGGCCGACGTGTTCTACGATGGCGATTCCGGGCTGCCGGACAAGCATGGGTACTTCCTCAACACGGACTACCTGTACTGGCGCCCGCACCCGGGGCGGAACATGGTCCCGCTCGAAGCGCGGAACAGCATCAACCAGGATGCAACCGTGGTCCCGCTGCTGTTCGCCGGCAATCTCACCTGCAGCAACCGTTCGCTGCAGGGCGTCATCAAGGAGTAAGGGCGATGTACATCACTGGCATCAATCCTTCGGCGGACTGGACCAGCACGCCGGAATTCAAGCTGGGCACGCTCGGCGCCGTCATGGGCGCTTACGGCATGACCATGTATCGGTACGTGAAGCTGCGCAACGAGACGGCGACCGTGGCGGTGGTGGCGGGCGACATGCTCGCCTATCTCGCATCCCCGGTCGCCGGCAGTGGCGCGACGCTCAACGACGAGTTCCACACGGTGGTGTCGGACAACACCGATGCAGCGACGAAGCCAATCGCGGCCGGCATGGCCGGCGCTGCGGTGGCGGGCGTGCTCGCAACGGCGTACTACGGCTGGGTGCAGTGCGGCGGATTCGCAATCGTCAACCAGACGATTGCGGGCACGCCGTCTGACGGCGACGGGCTGTTCTTGTCGACCACCGACAAGACGCTGACGCTGGCGACCGCTGCGGACGATCCGATCTGCGCCTACGCGGTGGACGAGTCGGCCAAGATGGTGCGCCTCGCCTGCTGGTAAGCGTAACCTCCCTTCCCCGGCCACGGGTGCCGCCCCTGGCCGGGGCTTTCTACAGCGGCACGGAGGACATATGCAAAACGATCCGCTGGACTTCAGCGATACAGTAGACAGCGCGCTCCGCGAGCACAGCGCGAAACCCACGGCGCGCGGCGCGATCCGCGTCACCGATGGCGTGGTGCCGATTTTCTTTGCGAAGGAGATCGAGGACGCAGCCGCGAGCGAGCAGGCCGGGCGGCCGATTTACAAGGCGGTGGACTGGATCGAGATCATCGTGCCCGGCAGCCGTGACCGCGTGTCGTGCCCGGTACGCAAGGAGCACCGGGAGCGCTTCCCGGAACAGTGGGAATCCTACAAGCGGCAGGAAGCCCGCACGGTGGCGGACGGGACGCCGATTACGGAATGGCAGGGCATCCCCCGCACGCGCGCCCTCGAGCTGCGCGCGCTGGGCTTCTACACGGTGGAGCAGCTCGCGGCCGCGCCGGAGAACCAGCTGCAGAAGGCCGGGCAGGACGCCCGCCGCATCCAGGAGCAGGCGCAGGCGTTCATCAAGTCGAACAGCGACCTGGAAGGCGAGCGCCGGCTGCGGGGCGAGTTGGAAGCGAAGTTCTCGGAGCTGGTGGCGCTCAATCAGGAATTGGCAACGCAGCTGACCGAGCTGCGCCGAAAGGTGGACGGCGATGTCACAGACGATACGGCAGGCGGGGCAGGCGGTCGCACGCGCAGTCGGAATCGACCCTCCGAGTAGCTTTGTCGGTTCGACGGAGGACACGGCAGCCCGCATGCTTCAGGCGATGCGGGACGCCGGCCGCGCGCTCGCGCGCCGCAACTGGGTGTGCCTGACGTTCGAGCATGCTTTCACGACGGCGGCGGGGATCACGGAGTATCCGCTGCCGACGCAGCCCGCGTGGCACCACATGCTGCCGGGCACGGCGTGGGATCGCACCAACTTCAGCAAGACCAAGGGCAATATCAGCCCGGCGACGTGGCAGGCGGAAAAGGGCTTCGGCCTGGCCGCGACGTTCTTCGCGCGCCCCTGGCGCCTGAAGGCCGACGCCGCGCGGCAGCGCGTGTTCGCGCTGGTGGACGACCCGGGCGGCGCGTATGACATCGCCTACGAGTACGTGACCGACCAGTGGCTGTTCGACGGCTCGAACCTGTACTACGCAGACATCCAGGCCGACACCGATCAGCCGGTATTCGATGATTACCTGTTCGAGATGGCAACCCGCTGGCGCGTGCTCAAGGCGCTGGGACTGCCGTACCAGGAAGAGCAGCGCGAGGCGTCGATACTGGAGAACACCCTGTTCGGGCAGGAGCACGGGCGGACCGTGAGCCTGATGCCGGCCGCCATCGAGTTCGCGACCAACATTCCCGAATACGGCTATGGCTGAGGCCGGCATTGCAGTGCAGCGGAGTGGCACGGCTCAAATCGTGAGCACGGCCGGCCCGATTGGCGGCTGGAACACGCGCGATGCCATCGATGGCATGGCGGCGGAAGATGCTATCCAGCTCGACAACCTGTTCCCCAGCATCGGCAAGTGCGAGCTGCGCGGCGGCTTCGAGGACTACGTATCGAGCGGCATCGGCAGCGATAACGTGGAAACGCTGGGCACGCTGGTGGTGGGCAGCGTCGAATACTTCTGGGCGGCGACGGACAACAAGATTTACGAGATCACGAACGGCGGCAGCCCGGCCGACCGCACCGGCGCGGCTACGATCACCGTCGACCGCTGGCAGTGGACCGTCTTTGCCGACTCGGCCGCGCCGACGGCGCCGACGCTGCTGCTCGTCAATGGCACCGATGCGCCGCTGAAGTGGACGGGCTCCGGCAACGTCGCGGCTTGGGTGCCGACCGGGCCGACGATTGCCAATCTGATTGGCGTGCATGTGTTCAAGAATCGCGTCTATGCCTGGGAAAAGAACAGCCGCGACTTCTGGTATGGGGACATAGGCCAGATCCCGGGCGTCCTCACGCGCTTCCCGCTGTCCGGGATCCGCGGTGCACAGGGCAATCTGCTCTTCATGGCAACGTGGACGCGCGACGGCGGGGCCGGGCCGGATGACTTCGCGGTATTCGTGACCGACGCCGGTAGCGTCATCGTCTACGCCGGCACCTGGCCGGGCGGCGGCACTGCCACGTGGAACCTGGTAGGCGTGTATCAGATCCCGCGCCCGCTCGGCATCCGGGCGTGGGCCAACGTGCTCGGCGACCTGCTCATTGCCACGGAATCCGATTACGTACTGCTGTCGGAAGCCATCGCGAAGGCGGGCGTGGTCAC